TATTGCTCTGGACCTTGGAGTAGAGGACCGTGACTTCTGCAAACGTCTGGTGGATTGGGGTGACATTATCCGCAAGACCTTCTACGATGGTGGTATTGAGGAAATCATCAGCACTCGTCGTCTGGTTCATATCATCCGTGCCTATAGCATCTTCCAAGATAAGGCAAAGGCAATTCAAGTGTGTGTGAATCGTTTTGATGACGAAACCAAGCAAGCATTCCTTGAACTCTATGATAAGGTGGATGCTGATTTCAAGATGCCTGTTGAGGGTGAACATGTGACTTATAACCTTGACTCTCAGCAAGCAAACTGATAGAATATGAGGAGGTAAAAAGTGCCTCCTCTTTTTATGACTGAATCAACTTTTACTATTACTATGAGTGAAACAACAAATCATCTTTGGAAATATAACGAAGATAAAATCCTAAAAGATATTCAAGACTATGTGACTAGCACCTATGGAAGTCACTATTGTGGGCATCAGCAAGAATATCAAAATGTCCAGACTATTGATTTGATGGCAGCAAAAGAACTTGCATCTGCTTTTTGTCAAGCAAACATCATTAAATATGGTTCTCGTTATGGTGATAAGGATGGTCGTAGCAAACGTGATTTGATGAAGGTCATTCACTATGCTATGCTACTTCTTCATTTTGATGGGCATTACAATCGTCAAGAAAATGGTCTCTCTGAATTTCGTTGAATATTATGAAACTTTCTGATAAAACTCTTTCGGTTCTCAAGAACTTCTCTGGCATTAATCAATCCATTCTGTTTAAGGAAGGAAACAAACTTCGCACAATCAGTGTTATGAAAAACATTCTTGCTGAGGCAACGATTACTGAAGAGTTTCCCCGTGACTTTGGCATCTATGACCTGAATCAGTTTTTGAATGGTCTTGGTCTTCACAAATCACCTGAACTGGATTTTGGTAATGACGGTTATGTTGTCATTCGTGAAGGTAAAATGCGATCTAAGTATTTCTTTGCAGATCCAAATGTAATCGTTACTCCTCCAGATAAAGCAATCAATCTTCCTAGTGAAGACGTTTGTTTTGAACTCTCTACAGAGCAAATGGATAAACTTTTGAAAGCAGCTGCTGTTTATCAACTTCCCGACATTTCTGCTGTCGGTGAAGCAGGTGTTGTGAAACTTGTCGTTCGTGACAAAAAGAACGATACTTCCAACGATTTCTCTATTGTTGTAGGTGAAACTGATAGTGAATTTGTATTTAACTTCAAGGTAGAGAACATCAAAATTCTTCCTGGTACTTATGAGGTGGTTGTGTCACAAAAACTTCTGTCACGATTCCAGTCTAAGAACCACGACCTATGCTATTATATTGCTCTGGAACCTGATTCAACATTCAATTGATTCTTATTTTATATCATGAACATTTTTGTGACGGATGAATGTCCAGTTCTATCTGCTGCAGCACTTCCAGATAAGCATATTGTGAAGATGCCTCTGGAGTGCTGTCAGATGATTTCTATTATCTACAGTTCCTGGTATCATGATTGGGGAACAATCCCTAAGAAAGATGGCACTCCCTATAGCACCGAAAAGGGTGCATTTAGAAATCATCCTTGCACTAAATGGGCAGCAGAGTCATATGAAAACCTTGCTTGGTTGATTAGGCATGGTCATGCTCTATGTAATGAGTATAGGCATAGATATGGAAAAACTCATGCTTGCCACGATGGAATATATGTAGCAGAAGATATCTTTACAGATAAAACTTGTGATACTATTGGTATCTACTATAATGTAAAATCTTTCACTCGTGCTATGCCTGATGAGTATAAACTTGATACTTCCATAGATACATTTGAGGCATATAAAAGATATATTTCCTCAAAAACTTGGGTGAAGGACAACTATCTTCGCATCCCATCTAGAAAACCTGAATGGGTATGAAATACGAAAAAGGTGATTACTTCCTTGACAAAGATACACATAACTTGTATATTTTTGATGGGAATGAATGGTGGGAAATTGTTCCTACTTCCAAAATTGTTCGTACATGTAAATTGAAAAAACTTACCTGCGAATTGAAAAAACTTATTGGACTTAATGATGACAAGTGAATTCTTATTCTGCGAAAAGTACCGTCCTCAAGTGATTGAAGATTGTATTCTCCCTGATGATACTAAAAAAACATTCAAGGAGTTCGTAGAGAAGGGTGAGATTCCAAATCTCCTTCTTGCTGGACCTCCTGGTATTGGTAAAACAACAATCGCAAAAGCATTATGTAACGAGTTAGGAGCAGATTTTTATGTCATCAACGGATCCGACGAAGGACGTTTCTTGGATACTGTACGAAACCAGGCAAAGAACTTTGCTTCGACCGTCTCACTTACGGGATCTTCTAAACACAAAGTCATCATCATCGATGAGGCTGATAACACAGGAAACGATGTACAACTCTTACTACGGGCAAATATTGAGGCATTTTATAACAACTGCCGTTTCATCTTCACCTGCAATTACAAAAATAAAATCATTGAACCCCTCCACTCCCGATGTGCCGTCATTGACTTCACCATCAAAGGAAAGCAAAAGGTTCAACTTGCGGGGAGTTTTTTCCAACGTCTTCAGACAATCCTGGATGCGGAGAAAATTGAGTATGAGCAAAAAGTCCTTGCAGAACTGGTATCAAAGCACTTTCCAGACTTTCGTAGGGTCCTTAACGAGTGTCAGAGGTACTCTACGGGAGGAAAAATCGACTCTGGCATTCTTGCATCTTTCTCAGACATCTCTGTAAATGAACTCGTCAAGAACCTTAAGGACAAGAACTTTACAGAAGTCCGTAAGTGGGTGGTCTCCAACTTGGACAACGATACTACTAGTATACTTCGCAGGATTTATGACGCCTGTTATGATGCTCTTGTCCCCTCTTCTATTCCCGCTGCCGTTCTTGTTATTGCTAAGTATCAATACCAAAGTGCGTTTGTGGCTGATCAGGAAATTAACCTCTTAGCAGCATTAACTGAAATTATGGTTGAATGTGAGTTCAATTGATATGGAATTATCTGATTGGTTGAGGTCTATTAATGAGACAAAAAAAAATTTAATAGAAGAGACTCCAGAAGTAATAAAAGAATATTCTCCGTATATTATTAATAAATCTTTATCTGGTTGTATTGATTCTGTTCTCTTTGCAAATGAGATGAATATGAATCATCATTTAAGTAAAGATATGCAATATTCGTTTTATCTAAATAGTCTAAGGAAAAGGAAGAGATTTTCTCCCTGGCTCCGTAAGGATAAAATCACGGACTTAGAATGTGTAAAACAATACTATGGTTATAGTAATGAAAAAGCATCTCAAGCACTGAAAATCCTGACAAAAGAACAAATTAACTTTATTAAACAACGACTTGAAACTGGAGGATCAAAATGACTACTACGGTAGAACCTACTGTTGAATGGTCTCAAGGCCAAATGGTAGAAGTAATTCTTAATGAACCTGATGACTTTTTGAAAGTTCGTGAAACTTTGACACGTATCGGAGTTGCATCAAGAAAGGAGAAAAAACTATATCAATCTTGCCATATTCTTCATAAGCAAGGTAGATATTTCATCGTTCATTTCAAGGAACTGTTTGCTCTTGATGGCAAACACGCAAATCTTACTGTGAATGATGTTCAACGTCGCAATCGTATCGCAAGACTTCTTGCTGATTGGGGACTAATTACTGTTGTAAAACCAGATTCTGTTGCTGATATTGCTCCCCTGAATCAAATCAAAGTTCTTTCTTATAAGGACAAGGGTGATTGGATTCTTGAACAGAAGTATAATATTGGCAAAAAAGGAAAGGGAGTAGAAACCGAATAAATAAGTATGAGACCTTTCGTGCGGTCTCTACGAAAGTCGGAACACCCTAAAAAGAGGTTCGGTTTTTCCGATACCTCTTTTTTTCGTATCTTATATAATTAATAATGGATGCCGAAAGGGTCCATAAAACACAAACTCGCTTTAAAAGGAGCTACCATAATGACTAACCTTACAAGGTATACTGCTGCTGATCTTTCTACGTTGATGGATAAGATCACACGGAATAGTATTGGACTGGATGAATACTTTGATCGTATCTTCAGTCTTCACGAAACGACTTCTAACTATCCCCCATATAATCTGGTTCAAGTTAGTAATGTAGAGTCCCGACTGGAACTTGCGCTTGCTGGATTTAAGAAAAAAGAAGTCTATGTCTACACTCAAGACGGTAAACTCTTTATCGAAGGTCAAAAAGAAGATAAAGAAACGGAGAGCAACTATCTCCACAAAGGTTTGGCTCAACGGAGTTTTACACGTTCCTGGACACTCTCTGACGACACGGAAGTTAGATCAGTTGATTTTGAGGATGGGCTTTTGACAGTGACTCTTGGTAGGATTGTTCCTGAGCATCACAAGAGGAAAGATTACCTCTAAATAAAAATAAAAATGAAATCTTTCGACGAGTTCAAAACAATCGCATATAAGAATGCAGTTCCTCACACTGTTTATTCTGGAGAAAAATCAAAACAAATTCCAAAAGGAAAATCAGTTCCTATAAGAAGTCGTTCAAGTGCTGGTGGTAATGGAGATTCTGGTGATGGTGGCGGTGGAGATGGTGGAGAATAAATAGAATTGAATATCGTCGGCGCAGAGGAGCACCTGGCAAAATCCAGGTTGACTCCTCCTTT